GATCGCTCTTTCGTGTGCTATGTCTAGCATCACCAATCCACCCATCAGATTTACGGCTACGCTCTGGGAAGGAATCATCGATCTGCTCCCGTAATTGCACAGCTGCTTTAGATAGGTAGGGTTTCATTGGCACAATTTATCAAAATTATGCTAATGCCAAGATGTATCTTTTACTTCATCAGGCAAAGCATCATAAGCAGTTTTGATGGCAGTCCAAGTTGGTTTTTCTCTTGCATCTAACCAATTTAATTCATCAAAACATTGTTTGGTGTTTGCTGTTGTGCTGCCAAAGTATTCCGCTGCTGGCACTAATGCTTCAATTCCTAATGCTATGTCTAACATATTAACCAACCTTCGCTAAAGTCACAACGGCATAAACATTCGTATCCATTGAGTTTTCATTACCTAAACCAACACCGCTTCTAGTTGTCACACATCGGTGTTGTAATTCAAAAACCTTTGTTGCTGTAATGGTAAAAGTTCCGCTAATAAATGAATGTGTGGTTGCATTTGTAGCATTTTGGCTGTATGCAGATGATCCAATCATCACAGTTGAAGTGTCTGTTATATTTTGCCAACGGAGAATATGCTGATCTACTTGAAAAGCAGGAGCAGAGGCATTGATTTGATAAGTTCCAGCAACTAAAGTAATTTGATTACTTGCTAAACTTGCGCTTGCTATGTTGTTAAATTGAGTAGTGTTCAAATCTCTAGTTCGCCAAGCACCTGAAGTAAAAGTTCCAGCAGCAGTTGATGATGATTTTTCATCTCTAAATGTAGCAGTTGTAACTGAAGTTGGTGTTGCCCAAGATGGCACTCCAGCAGCAACAGTTAAAACCTGACCAGTTGTGCCAATCCCAAGTCTTGTGTTGGTGTTAGATGTTGATGAACGATATTCAATATCACCAAGCGTTGTGGAAGGATTTAAGTTCTTAGTTGTAGTATCAACAGCTGTGCCAAGTGACCTAATAGCAGATGCGCCATCTTTGACCAATGCTGTATCATCTGGCGTTGTCCAGCCATAATTTGTAGTAGTTGCCATTTTTCTCCTATTATCAGGCTACGATTGTAGCGTATTCCCATGTCAAAGTTGGATCAATTGTGTTCCATGCCTCGGTGATTGGCACAGTATTCCAGCGCATCGCCACTTGGCTAAACGCCACAGGCGAAAGATTGATGGTTAGGAATAATTCATTAAACCTTGTGCTCCAACGCCATCCTTCAACATAACCTTCAAACACTCCATTTGAGATCTGAGTTGGCAGGTTTTGAATGTTTAAAGGCTGACCCATAAACACACCTAAAAGATTGTCCCGATCGCTGTTATCAATTTGAGGATTGGTTATGGGAAAAGTTATTGATTGAAAGGCTGCTAACGGAAAGGCACGCTGAGCAATGTATCTATCGGCAACCTCTTGAGCATCTACACCTGAATGAATAGCCGAATTGATATTTTCAGCTTTGTAACCATACAAGCCAATTGATTGAACACTTGTGGCAGTTTTTTGTGAATTAAAATTGTTTCCATAATTGATATAAATGTCATTGCGAATATCTGCGGATCTTGTAATAGTTGATAATCCTTGACCTAAAGCATGTTTCGCATCTAAATCAACATAACCATTGGCTGCTAGATAAGTCTGCCTGTGGTCTGCATCAGCATAACCAATATCGCCATTAGGTGCTTCATAAAGATAACCAAATGCGCTATCAGCAATAAAACTTGCTATGTTGTAAATAGTGTCAGGCTCAGCAGATCTGCTAGACATTGTGTAGAGCCCTGGTTGGTCTATTTCGCCAAGTCCTTGGTTTAGCGCAGTTGCCCAAGTTTCGGTTGCGTTATAGGTTGCCCATGTTGTAGCTGCTGGGACATCATTCCATGAGCCCAGCAACACACTTGATAGCAAATCATATATTTGGTTTCCATCTTCATCCTGCGAGATGTTGCCATCGTAAATTTCTTTTGCAAGTTTGACCAATGAACCCATTGCAAGAATTGTGTAATTTACAACTGTTGCTAATGATCCAGTTGCCCCAACCTCAACAGTTACATCAGTAACATCTCCGCCAAATAAATTTACATAAGTTCCGGAACTATCTTTAACTTGCAAACTTAAAGAATCATTAATTTGAAAAGGCAAGGTTTGACCGGATAAGGCAACTAGAGCAACCTGCAAATAAGATGGATTAGGTTGAGTATAAATATCATCTCGACCGGCTTGATGGGCAATATCGCTGATAGCGATGTCGGTGTAATCAACACCAGCAACAGTTAGTTTCCAGTCAGGTGTCCAGACTGTCATTATCGAGCCCTAGTTATCCCGCTGTTGTATAGCTGTGGAACTGATCGGGATGCGCTTTCATTTAATACCTTAGCAACGGCTCTCGCAGCACCCTCAGAATCTACTGCTTGAACTGTGATGTTATTTACTGTTGTGCCAGCCCTTGCAGCACCTGATGCCAATTGAGCAGATGTGGCAGTTTGTGCAGCAGCGGTTGCACCTGATGACGCAGCAGTTGATACTCCTGCACTTGCGCCTACTTGGCTAATGTTTGGTAAAACAGGAATTGCATTGTAAGCACTAATCAATCTATTAATTCCTGAAATAGCGTTATCAACAGCTGTTTGAATTGCAGATATAACTTTACCAATAATATCAACGATTCCACCTGCAATAACTCCAATAGTCTTTAAGGCTGCCCCTAAGCCAGTAACTAAAACAGGAATAATGACATCAGTTATGAATCGACCAAATGCATCAAATGCTTCTTGGTTATCTTTAATGGCTTGCTTAATTGGATCAAAATATGCAGCAAACTCTTGTAATTTAGGCACTACCTGATTAACAATTAAATCAACAAATCTTTCAATAAATGGAAGCAAACGATATCCGATTTCCTCTTTGGCTTCCTCAAATGCTTGCTTTAATCGATCAATTCTGCCTTGGAATGTTTCAGCATTTGCAGCTGCTGCGCCACCATAAAGGTTGGTTAATGCCTTAGTGGTTTCTGTAAAATCCATAGCCTTTAGATCGGCTTGGCTTAAACCAATTCCTAATCTAGCAAGTCTTGTATCTTGTCCTTCGTAGGCTTTTGATAGTGCTTCAACAACTGTGCCAAGTTCTTTGCCAGTTCCCTTTGATACATCAATTGCAAGGGTTAGCAATTTTTGAGATTGAGTTACATCCTTGGTTGAAACAGACAGCCTCTGAAATGATGCTCGCAACTCATTGTCGGTTATGCCGGTTGCTAATTGTGTTTGCCGTATATAGTCCTCAGTTGCCTCAATTTGGGCATTTGTAGCCCCTGTGGCGGTCTTTAAGGCAGCAGCCAACCTCAACTGTGCCTGTTCATCCTCTATCGCTGATTTGACCCCATCAACGGCTAATTTGCCGGCATAAGCAGCAGCAGCAGCAGCTGCGACCGCAAAAGCAGCAGCAACCTTTTTGCCAAACTCTCCAACTTTTTGACCAAAGCCTTGGATTTCATTATCGGCTTTTGCTAAACCTTTTTGCAGGTTATCAATATCAGCAACAATTGAAAGGGTTAAAGCTCTATTACTATTAGCTGCCACTTGACCATTCCTTTACAATTGATGTAATTATCTCATCAAATTCTTTAATAATTTCTGGTTGTGAAGCTCTAATTGCTGGATAAATAAACCAGCCTCTTGAACCGGGGCCTTTAGGCATTGGCCCTGACCATCTTGGCATGTTTGGAAATCTTTTGCTTCCAAACTCATAACCTCCACCAATACCCGGTCTATTTCCTGGTGGATCATTTCTAGTATTAAATTGTGTTGTTGCACCGCCTGAAAATTTCTGTGATGCAAAACCAAATTTCAGTTCACCTTGTAATGATGATTTTTTTACTTGACCGCCATCGGCAATTCTTTGAGCTACTTTACCTCGACCAGCAGCGATTGCTCTGATTGCAGATAATTGTTTGCCGACTAACTCTTGAATTTTTCTTTTAGCATCGTCTTTGGCAGTATCATCCATCTTGCGAAAAACTCTTGATATTTGATTTAACTCACGCTTAGAAAAGAAAATTGAAGGCTCGGTGCTAACTGCCATTTCTTTTCTCCAATATCTCGATCGCTGTTAAAATATCCTCTGCTTCAACCCATTCGCTCATTGGTATATGAGTTGCAATTGCCAACTCCACCAATAATCTGTTTAGGCTTCCTGCTTTGTGGCTTTTGGGTCTGCATCACCAACAACGACATCGGCTACTGTTTCCATCCAAATATCCATTGGTTTGATGGGTTTACTTCCGGCGACTTCACGCTTATGAGCATGATAAGCCAAAAACATAAGATCCCAAATACCCAACTTCTCGGATGCCTGACCAATAGTGTTTCCTGTCTGCTTTTCCCATTTCGCCCACTCAGGTGGTTGGGCAATGTAAGTTGCTTGCTCACCTGAGTTATATTCAATTGTAATTGGTAACTTCA